GAAAGCAATGATGTCGAACGAGATCTGCTTGATCGAACCACTGCCTTTGATATCATCGATAGATGCGATGTTCCCTTCTTCAAAACTCTTACCCCCTTGGGCTTTGCGTAGGTGTGAGATGAGACCCAACCATACATTGTGTTTCTTTACAACTTTCAATAGGTCAGACATTACTTTATCTACCGCTTCGTTACCAGATAGTCCTTCAGAACCTTCTGATACCGCGATAGTGATGTGGTCAAGAACGAGGTACTTGCAGCCCATAAGGGCCATGTATTCGATCTTATCGATAAGAGATGAGTCCCCAACGGAGCCTTGGTGATCCAAGAGAACCAGTCGCTCGTCACCGAACACAGCTTCGTATCCGCGTCTAAGTTCCTCTTCACTAGTTGGTGGAGGATCCATGATGTTACGTTTAAGTTGCATTGAGATAAACTTTTCGGCTGTATCTCCAACACTTTCTTCCAGACTAATGAGTCCAACCTTATCATTTGTCTTAGTAAGAAGGTCAAGAACAATCTCTTTAATGACAGTAGACTTACCACTACCAGTGCCAGAGGTAAACAGAGTAATCTCACCATAGCGTATCCCCTTTAGTTTTTCATTGAGTCCACTCATACAGTCAGGATAAGGTACAGACTCTACGTTTTGTCTTGATTTAAATTGTTCCCATACTGCTTCTCCTGTTACAATACCTGCAGGTGACCACACTTGGGCAGTGAAGATAGCATCATTAAGAGACTTTGGACCATGTTTTATTAGTACTTCGCATGGATCTTTCTCTTGAAGCTTAGCAACTTTTACTTTACCAGCACTAAACATTTTAGCTGCAGCATCTTGTGCTTTCTGACCTGCATCATCTTGATCAAAACACAGTACAATTTCTTTGAATGAGTTAATCCAGTCACGTTGTTCTAGAAGACCTCTTAGATTAGATGCTGATGGGATTGACACAACATTCCAGATCTTGTTACTGGTACTCAGCATACTTTGGGCTACCGCACAGGCATCTAGTTCACCTTCAGTGATAACCAATCTGTGTTTACCAGCAACACAAGAAGACTGACCAAACAGTTCACAGTCTTTGAAGTCACCATGAGTCTTGAACTCTTTTGGTAGCTTGCGTTCTTTGTATGCGACAGTGATACCATGTTTTGTGTACGGATAAAAGTGTGCTTCAGGCATACCTGTATCTGTTACACTCATTTTAATACCGAAGTGATCTATTACTTCTTGAGAGATACCACGAGAAGTAACAGGGTAGCTACGATAAGAACTGATATCGGAGAATTTAGTAAGCTCAGTAAAGGTGGTAGGTTCATAACTATCCATGTTTGTATTTACTTTCTTTGATTTTCCACAGCTGAAGCAGTGACCCACTCCATCAGTGTATGTTGTGAATGCATCGGAGCTACCACATTCAGGGAATGGGCAGGGTCCTTTAGTATATCTTCGTTCATTCATTTAGTTCCATCTTTCTTCTTTAGCTTGACGATTTAGTTTCCTCTTGTAACTCGCTTCTCGTTTCTTGTTGAGTCTCTGTTGCTTGATCACCTTCATACTCTCGTATTCTGATGTCAAGGAACTCTCCTCCTCGTTTAACGATTCGCTTTTCAAGTTCGATGTTGTAAACTTTATTGTCATTGAATTCCTCATACACTCCTTGATATGTATCTAGTATTGGTTTGATTACATTATCTAGGTCTGCTCCACGATTAGATAGACCTGCTATAATGTTAAAGGATACCTGACCAGACCCGAAGGGCCAGTCAGTTCCGATCAGTTGATCACGGATATCATTCTGATACTGTAGATAATCCGCTGACTTGAACGTTGTCTTCCCCCTCCGGTTCCACATCTTGTTTGCACTCAGTGGCTTCAGGGAGAAGTAGTGACTCATCTTGTACATACTTACTCATTTCCTCTAGTTCTTCCCATGTTGTCAACATAGTAAGTAGTTTACGACTAAGCCAAGGGTCACCTGCATTGTGTTCCTTCCAAGCTTTCTCAACAGCTGCCCATCGTTGACCTGCTGGGATTCCCTCAAGTATCTTAGCAGCTTTCTTTGGCCCAATACCATTGATCCCAGGGATGTTATCACTCGTGTCACCTGTTAGACATTGTAACATTAAGTTCATTTCTGCTTTGTCATCATCAACAAACTCATGTGTTTTCTTAGAGTAATTGTAATGATGACCTGGTATTTGTTTAAGATCTTTATCGATACCACAAACAACAAAGTCTAGTTCCATTTCTCTAGCTTCATATGCCCAGATACAAACAAGGTCATCAGCTTCCATACCGTCAGCTTCAATACCACCCCATTTCTCTTTCATGTAATCATGACCATAGTTAAGGGCTTCTTTTAGATCGTTCGGTATTGGGGGTCTGGTGCCCTTGTAGTCGGGGTAAAGACCTTTCCGGTAGTTCCCCCTACCCTTAAGGGCTACACGGTACTCCTGAGGCCCTGAGAAGGCGTAGGAGATACATTCCCTCATTGTTCTATCAATAATCTTACGGATCTCTATATTACTAGGGTTACTGTAAGCAGCCCTAAAGTATATAGAATCAGCATCAACTAATGCTATTGCCATTTTGTTTCCTTTATCTATAAATTATTTCTATACCCCAGTGTTTTACCTTGTTTTCTAATGGGTAGGGGTCCCATTCATCTCTTTCGTACTCAACTGCTGCGAGTTTATGGAGGACGATGTGGCCTTGTGAAGTATACCAGCGAGATAGTATATTGAACCACTCTCTGGGCATAAGTTCTTTAGGCTTGGGGTGGTAAGATACAAGGTATCCTGGGTACTCAATTGAGTTTTCATAAGGTCTCTCTTTTATATTATTAATGTACGTCTGCATAACTGTTTCCGATAACATAATCACCACCTTCCATACAAGTAACACCAAACATCTCTGGTCCTTTCTTGAATGACTCTTGTAAGATTTCACCTACACGATCAGCATCATCTGGATGTGCAACGTAAGCAATCTCATCGTGATAGAACAAGCGTGGTTCTGCACGTAGTCCTTCTTCATCAATCTTATTCATAGAGTATGACAAAGCAGACTTACAAGTGATACCCTCTGCAGTTTGCAGTAAGTAGTTAAGAGCTTGATATTCTCCAGAGACAAACACAGGTCTACCATCAAGACCAGGGAACCAACCCTCACCTGAAGCATACTGTGTGCTGCGCCAGACTTCACCTAGTTTATCACGTAGTTCTTGCAAACCTTTGATGCCTTTGGCAAAGTCTTCACGTGACTTCTTACCAGCGTTAGCATTAGGTTTACCTGTAAGGATAGAACCCAGCTTAGCATCACCAGCACCAAAGAGATAAGCATAGAGATAGTTCTTTGCTGTAGGTCTATCACAACCTAGGGCATCTGCATTACGTTGGTGTTGGTCACCATAGATAACCTCATTGGTGAAGTCTTCGTTACCTACGTAATGACATAGGCCACGTAATTGGTTACCGGAGCTATCTGCACCAACAACTTTCCAGTCATCATCAGGAATGAATAGTTCACGTAACTCTTTACCCCAGGGTGCATTAACACCTGGAAGATTCACAATGACCTCGTGACGACAACGGAATGTTTGAGTACCGATAGTCCACATGTTACCGTGGATACGTCCATCTTGTAATGACTCAAGCCACCCTTTAATTACAGAGCTACGGTTACGCAAAGTGTAGTACTCACTAATCATCTTACCGATATCACCTAGTTTACTCAAGGATGTGTCAGTAATCTTAGGACCTACTGTTATCCATTCACGACCAACCTTCTTACGATTGTACTCGTCAGGCTTCCAACCAATGGTCAACAACCATTCTTTAACAAGTTCCATAGAGCCAAGTGTTATTTGTTCTACAGTAAAACGTTGGAATGGTTCTCCTGCTGGGTGTACATGAATGTCTGTTTGTTTAATCTCTTTACCGTAGTAGTCAGATAACAAACGTGCACTTACTGTGGTGTAGTCACCATTCTTTTTGTACTTAGGAAACTTTTTGATCTTATCAATGAATACTTTATGTGTACCCAATTGTGGATGTATTATCTTTTCAATCTCAGACATACGTGTTTCCATAAGCTTAAGGTTCTTTTTAGCTTTTGTCTTGTCAAAGTTCCAACCACGGGTCTTTACACGGGCATTGAACTTAGCTGTATCATGCTCAATAAGTAAACCCTCTTTTATTGTAGGACGTTTAGCAGCAATACGTTTGTATTCTGCCATTAGGGTGTTGAATACATTTACGTTTAACATTACGTCCTGTACACAGTACCGTAGCATTTCTTTAGAGTACTTATCCCAGTCATCAAAAGAGATCTTTGAGTTGTTAAGATGTTCTCCCCAACCTGCTAGTCCATGCTTGTGTTGCCTCTTGTACTGTAATACTTGAGACATGACCCAAGTGTCGTACACTTTCTTGTTATTTAGTTTCAAACCGTATAGCTTTTCCATAATTAAATTATCAAAGCCAATAATGTTATGACCAATGAGGACTTCTGCATTGTTCAATACGGCACAACCATCGTCCATTCCTGGAAGAGAGTCATCGTAATCACTGAATTTGTATGTAGTACCTGTGTCCAGATTGTAAGCTACAAGACACCATACTTTTGTTGCATCAATACCGTCTGTTTCAATATCATATACTAGTTTCATAAACTTTTCTTTCTAGGTAGTGTTTTTCTTTTACTGACCTGATTGTGTGACAGTTAGCGCAACGGATGTCGCACTTACGGGCCTCAAGGATGATGTTCTTAATACTGTAAGAAGCCATTCGATGAGGTGTAAATATTTTATCTGATGGATCTCTGTGATCCCATTGAAGAGCATAGGGGTTATTGTTGTAACCACAGTCAATGCAACCTTTACTTATTTTGTAACGGTCTAGTATTTCTCTACGTCTTCTGATTTTTAGTACTGTTTTACTTATGTCTTCATTCACTGTTTTCTACTTTCTCTATGTCGCATTTGGGACAGATTTTAGATCGGTTATCAATAGCCATAGTGGAAAAGGTTTTGTTACACATTATACATGTTACTTTTTTAAATGGTTTATCTGTTATGTGATCTAATTTGTTTCTGTCTTGTTTCATTTTATAACACCAAGTACCCAGTTTTCTGCACAGTCTTCTGCGTATTGCTCTGAGTGTCCTTTGATGTTACGTTCTTCAATGATTGCTGCGTCTTGTACCATTGTGATAGTATATGAACCATCGGGTTCTTTGAATACTGATGCTTTACGATAACTTGAATCACCACGTGAACAATCATCGTCACTGTAAAACTCATGTAGTAACATCATAATCCTCCAGTATCATTTGTAAATAATGCATAGCTTTCTCAATATCTTTCTTACCGTTTTTATTCTGATGCCTAACGATATACTTGATAACGTTTGCTTCTCTAAATGGTATATTATTTTTAACAATAAAGTCTATTGGTTGTATTGGTAGTTGATAGTGGTCACCGTCTACTTGTCTTGATTTAGCATCCATTTCTTTACTCATCCTTTTCATAAATGCTTCATGTGGTTCATGGTTAACGTTCATCTCCTGATCCTTTCAGTGTTCCTTCTTGTTTACGTGAAGCTAGTTTATCCAGATTAGCAGCAGCAATAGTAGAAAGGTCAGTGTCAAGCTCTGAGGCAAGAACAGCGAGATACCAAAGAGTATCACCAAGTTCTTTACTAATAGAGACCAGGGCTTCTTCTGCTTTTGTTGGGTCATTGTCGTAATCTCCACGAAGAATTTTCTTCACTTTGTTTGCGACTTCTGCAGCCTCTCCTGACAAACCTAATGCCAAGTACGGAAGTGCTTGATGTTTTGGATAGACAGCTGTAGTAATAGCTTTTGTTTGGTAATCATTGAAATTCATAGTAATTATATATACCCCTTATAGAATTATACCTTATTGATGACGAGGCTTGTCCTCGGCATAAAAGATATACCTATAAGGGGTATATAGAATTTATGGAGAAGACAATGCCTTTTAATAAAAAGAGTTTGAAAAACCTTGCTGATGGGTGGACTACTGAGTCTGCTAGAGAAGCCCAAAAGAAAGGTGTAGCAACACGTAAGGCTAACAAAGAGGCTCGTGAAGCTGCTAAGATGTCTATGGCTGAATGGAAGCTGTATAAAACAGATGTTCTTGATTCAACAGATATGACATCTATAGATGTTCTTAAAGTTATGATGATTAAAGCAGTAGCAAAAGATGATCTTGATACAGCATTAGAGATTGCAAAGACTCTTGCAGAGTTTGAAGCACCTAAGCTTGCACGTATTGATCAGACCAATGTAGAAATACAGGCTGAAGATTTGTCTGATGAGGAACTGCAAGAGCTATTAGATCAAGCTGCATCGGATCAGGCGCAACCACGGCACTGATGCATTTTGTCGGTTACCCAAAAAAGATGCATATGCGTTTTGTCGGTTACCTAAAATAAAATAAAAGAGTCCCTAAGTACACACAAAGTGTACCTAGGGATTTTTGGTTATACTTTAGGGCGGCTACAGAAGTTACCACCAGTACCGTTAGGGCTACCTGCAGCTAACCGTGATACAGACAAGTATCCTTGGTTGCTTGAGAAAGAACCTTTAGGGCCATATTGGTTAGTTGTACGGCGAAACTGCAGGTTCTGCCGACCAATAGGGTTTACGATAATTTTAGCTGCGATTGATTTTTGCATGATACAAACTTTCTATTGAATGTTAAACTGTCCATCTAGTTCCTGTAGAACATAGCCTAGATCTATATATAAATGTGTAGCCTCTTCTTGTGTAAGAAGGACTTCTTCACCGCCAAAGTCGATAGCAATTTTACCATCGGCTTCAGCGTATACGTTTTCTATATCAACGATTGTCATTAAACATCGTCACTCTCGTCTACAAAACCTTCTTTGAAAGCATCGTGTAAAGTCGAGACATCTGTTGTGTCTATAGATCCATACAAGTTGTAGTGTGTTACTTCTGAATCATAGCGTTTGCCTTTACCCATTCTGATTTCTTCACAGACAGAATCCAGTTGTTTGTATGCTTCTGTAGCATTGTCTAGGTTTCTTGTATATACGTCAAATGATAGTTTCATATTATACTCCATAAATTGAATTGATTGCGTCTTCTACCATATCTTGGATTTCATCTTGAGACATTGTAAGACCAATGTTTTGTAGCTGAAAGTTTACAAGGTCTTTTACGTGTACTTTTATATATTCTTTTGATTCCATAATGTAGTCTTCGACCATGACCCATTCATTGTACACTTCTTGATCTATCATTTCTTGAATGCTCATATGGATTTCTTTTAGTTTACCCATTTTGTTTCTCCAAGTAATGGAAGCGTTTCCACCACATTTTCTGTGAGAATCTATCATTACGAGCAATGAACAATTCTAGTAGTTGATTTATAGCTGTATCTGATAGGTTATGATCTACAGCAAACTTAGCAAAGAACTCAAAGTCTTGTTTAGTCATATTTATCTCCTTCTTTACGTTCCTGTAGTTCATCCACATCCACACTATCACAGACGTATGAGTAGTCATAGTTAGGTATGTTGAACAGCTTGACTGTGCCATCTTCATTACGAATGTAGTCATCCAGTTCGTTGTCAAATACACTGACAGGCATATCCCATACGAGTACGCTGTATGATTTACCTATGTCAAACATCTTCAATCCCCTTTACAGTAGTTGGTCAGTACCATCAACGCCCATCAGGTTCATCACATCTCTAGTCAGGCTATCAATCAATTCATAAACATCATTGACAGGCCAATACTCTAGCGGTTCCCATGCGTTGTCCTCAAAAAACTTATCTAGTTTTTCTTCAGGCCAGTCTGCCCAATCATCAGGTAAATGTTGACATAGGAAATGTCCAGACATTCTAGCAAATATTTGTTGTTCAGTCATTACACAATAAGCCAAACAGCAATTATTACATGTACCCATCCGATAGTGGCAATCATTTTATCAATATCAATGTTCATTAGCAAGTCTCCAATTGTTCAATGTTTGGATTATAGTTTTCCTCAAGATATTTACACACTTGATTCCAGTTTGTTGGTAGGAACTCTAGATCACCACACCAGATACCATCTTGGTTTTCGTCATTGCATACAACAGAGAAATTACTATCCTCTTCTACGACACCATAGCATAGTGTAGTACCACCATTTAGTCTTGGATAAACATAATCAGCTGTCATAGTTGAACCTCGCTGCTATTTCTTGAGTGGTTGACATGACACATTTCTCGTTACGTTTGAATAGTTCAGCTTCAATTAGATTGAGGCCAGAGAATGTGGGGTCATCAGATACAACGCGAACAACCCAGACTTCTTCACGCATTTGCACAGAGTTAGTAGTACCATCAGTGTTAGTACCTTCATTGTTCCAGTGTCCGACACTGTGATAAGCTGTGCAGCCACCGTGAATGTTAGTGAGAAGTGTTTTAGCATCTTCAAATGTTTGTCTACCCATTGCACATGGGATATATACTTCATGCTGATACATTTTCGATCCCTTCATACCAATGTGGTTCTGTACCAATAACAATTTGTGATATAGCGGCACAGTATACATCATCGTTTTTATTTAGGACTAGATCGTACATTGCAGATGCATGAGACCAATCTTGAGATACCTGCCAGTGATCTACAAGTGCAGGTTTGTTGTCAATTGTTTGTTTGACTTGCCATGACACAATGTACATACTCATAGTTCTTCTTCCCATTGACTGACTTCGTGATCAACTTCATAGCATTCCATATCATTATGTAGTGCTCTTAACTTTACAATTACTTTACCATCTTGCCATTCTTCTACAGATGCTTGGTAGAAATCCCAATCATTTGGCAGATTAATTATTAAGTACATACATCCAGATCCACGAATGTTTTCTTTCCAGTCGTTGGAAGAGAATAAATTATCTCGTCTAGCAAGTTTCATAAATTCCTTACTAGAGTCTTTTGTTAGTTCTATGGCTACTTCACCGTATCCATTAGAGTATACGTCATCAATGTCATCTATTGTAAATCCATATGGTAGATCACAATATAAATCGACATCATAGTATTCAACACATCGTATATCAATTCTTAATTTCGACATCTTTAAGATACTCCTGTTTCCATTCAGAGAAGCCATAACCACTCATTTTACTGAACTCATGTAGTGTATAGTTTTCAACCATGAGTGCAAGGACTGTTGCGTAAGCTTTGTATTCAAAAGTATCTTTTATATAGTTGTTTATATCATCCCATGATTCTGGGATAACTACAATTTTGTTGTTTGATAGATCCATCAGTGACCAGCCTTTCCTGTGTAACCATTACTGTTAAGGCGGTTACGATTATCAATAGCATCTTGTCTATCGATACGTTCTACGTCTTGCATTTGGTCACGTAGGAAATAATACAGCTGAGTCATTTGCTCTTCGATTGTCTTGTCATTGTAATCAGTTAGTAGACAAGTACGAATGAATTGATAGTTATCTACCATTCTTTGTATTTTCTTTTCTGTGAGTGTCATTAGATTTCTTTCTGTTGTAAATCTTTTTTGACTGCACAACCTGTTTGCCTTGCCTGTTCATAAGCATAGTACGGGCAATACGGTTGACTGGTTTGATAGGATCCATTTTTATCTCTGTGTTGCTATGTATTTTAGAATGTTTAACATAATAAAGAATAGCAGTATGATGATATAGATAGATCCAAATAACATATTTAGTTTACCGACACATCATCATGTTGGATTTCATATTCAGTAATATGTTTGATTAGAGCGACATCCTCAATGATACCACAGTCTGCAAGGATACTTGTAGCTTCATCTACATAGTCAGCTTTGATCACAATCACTCTTCCTGTTTGACTAATAAAGATTTCTTTGTCGTGTGCTTTTCCGACTTCTATAAGTAATGGACGTTCAGCACCTACAATTGGATCTGTTAGTGTGAACTCTACGGTGTTATACACGATAGCACGTATACCTGTAGTGTCACTGTCACGCCATTCGTTACCATTGTCATTAGACATGTTTCCAAATCCTCTTCTCATGGACTGCTGCCCATTGACTTGCGTTTTGTTCGGCATGTTCAAAGATTGTCCAATCAACATCATCACCACTGTCGTCTGCATTAGCTTTTTCTGCATCTGCAATAGCAAGTAGTCTGGTGTATACTTTTGATTCAAACGTATCTTTACGTGCGTGTGGGTCTGTGAATATACTCATTTTACTCCTATGCGTGTTGTCGGTTCGTCTAAAAATTCTTTGAGTGTCCCTCGTTATTGTAAGAGACACACAGATGTTTGTACGAGATTCCCCGAAGGATGCACAAAGTGCCCCTCGAAGGGGGACTTTTTGCGATGAAATTAACAAGCGCCTCTGGTGCTACAAGGTTAACTAAGACCGAGCACACAGAGTCGCTATTCGAAACTGGCGAGATGTGGGTGTAACAGTGTGACTGGGATGCATCACCTATACGCAGTTTAATTTGTTACAGAGTCCCACTCGACACAGTTGTAGCTGTGCCACTACCCTCGCAAGGCAGCATTGCAATAAGTCCAAGTCAGGCACATATGTCCTGTAATCACCACTTGGCTGGCGCTCATCTGTTACGATCCTCTGAGCCGACTGAGTGAGGTTCTTTTAAGGTAACACCTCCCTGCTACCACATCAGGTTTATCATCCCTGAATTAGAATATGAAGATGCGTGATCTGTAATTAGACCACGACTAGCTGTATTCACCATGTAGAGTCTATCTTGGTGCTTACGGGACGCTTCTCTCCCCGTCTTGACTGTATACAACACTGAACACCCGAATCTGATTCTGCGATGTGCCCCACCATACTAATAATTGTACCGTGTTCTGGGTTCTTTTGAAGTATACTACGCTCTCACCGAGCTTCCACGTTTTTTCATTCTGTTCCTAATGTATGAGGCGTAATTCTTACTCCGCATCACCAGAGTAATATAGCAACCCCCTAGACTGCTTTTCCAATATGCAAGTCGTAGCGTTAATACATTTTGTCCAGGCTATTGTGCCTGAGTTTCAGAGACTATCTGCAGCGGTTCTGCAGTACGTAGTATATGAAGAGAGCAGTTTATCTTCGTGCTCAGGAAGTATACAATTAGAACAGATCGCTGGGTGATCCTTGAGTTGTTGCGGCTGGTTCAAGAGAGCCAACAGCTTCAAAGTTTACACCACCAGTGGGTGCGTAGATCACATGGTCTGTTATCTGTACTCGTGTTAGGGAACTAGCAACACCCTTACGACCAGCAGTGTCATAGTTGTATTGAAAGACAATAACGTTAGCTTTGGAACCGTTACCGATTGTGGTAATAGATTCCATAGGTGTTAGGTCAGCATTTACTACTTGAACCTTACCGTTGTTTTCACCATTAGCTTTCATAGCTTTACGCTTAAGGCCAGAGGTGTACATGCCATCGTCATTTTTGACCAATGATCCATCTTTCCTACGGAACATGATAAAGTTGTCTTCAAGCTCTTTGACTTTAGCTTCATCAGCAGTAGCAATTTGTAGCTCATACTGTTCAGCGCCAAAGGGATTGACAGGCTTATCAAGTTTAGGATAGTTGATAGTTACATCAGAGATCATGTATTCACGAATTTCGTCTTTTAGCATGGGATAGTACCTTCCTAGAATTGCACACAATATTGTGTTGAAGAGGCTCCATTAGATGAAGCCAGTTAGAGGACACAGCCGAGGAACGAGGTCTGTGGCCTACATTAGTTATTTGAAAGACTCTATAAGAACTATGATAAATGTTACAGTGCTTATAGTCACAATCTCTTTGTATCTCAATATCCAAGGTCCATTACCAATTGTAATGTATTGGCATAGACACAGCATGATATACATAAAGAGTGTGAATAGGGTGATAGCTCCAATCATTTACTGAAGTCCACAAGTGTCAATGCGTAAGTGACTACA